AAAATCAACAGGTTCATCATCTACCGCTATCTGCTCATCAATGTCATGCAGCGACATTGACGCAACAATGTTTCTTCCGCGAGAAATCTCTAGCGCAATCAGATCTATCTCTTCTGAACTTAAGGTTGGCACTCTACGTTTTATCATTCCTGGTATTGCATCAAACACACCATTAATCTTTGCCGCAGCTTTAGCCAATACTTCCTCAAGCAAATCAACCGGTGCTAGCTGGTTACGTGTAATTGCATTTTGATAAGCAACCTTATCGGCCTGCTCTTTAGCCAAACGCGCACGCTCACTCACCAAATCAAGGCCACCATCAGCACCAGCTCGACCAGCAGCTTGCTCACGCAAATTTGAACAGTAGGCAATTATCCAGTTAGCTAACGTGTCACCCTCAGTCAGAACATCACGCTTGATCAAGTCGCTAACAGCAGGCTGAGAGATTCCAACAATCTCACCGAAAACCTTTTGAGTAACAGATGATTGCAAGTGTGAAAATATATCTAAGCTACTGTTTTGTATGATATAACCCCTTTATAAAAACCTTGTGACTAGAGAAAACATGAGGTCCAAATTACCCTTACAGCCGTTGCTGGGGAGTACCTTGGTTTTTGCCTCATCATCTTGCGGTCCTAATTGCATCAGCTAAAGCCTTATCGAAGTTCACACGCCAGTTGCGCTTGAATGTGGACTCAGCAACAAATGTGAAGTCATAGTTCTTTTGATAATTAACGCCGCGTACGAACAGCAACACTGGCTTGATTGATGTACCAGTAGCAAAGTTAAACCTTTGCCATATCCCAAATGGGAGCTTGCCATCAGCAGGGCTACCCACAAAGAATTGAGCACGACCCGCACCTACAGAGCGGCCTTGCTTGCGTTCAAAGTTAATCTTGCTTTTGCTTGTCATGTTTGCTTTAGATCCTGACTCAGCGAACCCACCAAAGTATGATATGAGTTGAACAATCTGACCTCTTGCCATGTTGCCGTAAGCATCTAACTTGGCGGCGCTACCAGGTACAGCGTAGTAACCATTAGGCAGAACACCAACACCACGAAGCGCACGTTCAAATGCCTTAAGATTACGAGCACCACCTTTGATTTGTGGGCTTAGATATTGCTCCGGATTACGACTTTTAAAGGTACTATCTTTAACCCCTACCATCACCTTGAGATTTGTTCTTGTAGCCCTCCGCACATACAAGCTATTCATTGTGTAAGGTGTTGGCCTATCGAACACATCACGCATTTCTTTGTACTCAGCAGCTTCGATATCTTTAGCCGTCTTAGTCAACGCAACAGCTGTAGCAAAGGCGACTTGCTTTTGTTGATTTGATAATCGTCTCAATGCCTGGTTGAAGTCTGCTTTGATGGAAATTTGCATGAACTAACCTTGACCTTGTTGTTTGTTTAAACCAAGACGATTACGCAAACGCTGTCTGTAATCTGCCATGCTCTCACCCATGTTTGCATCAATGCCAAGCTCACGCCCTTTTGCAATCGTGCCTTCATCCGTCATCAACCAGCTGTTATCTGTTTTAGGCTTAAGCTCGTTACGGATGATTGCGTCCAAGTAACCAGGTGCAATCTTTTCAGGCCAAGGTTTATTTTGCCTTGCTAACTCAACGCACTGATCAATCAACTCATTGGGAATATTGTCGCTAACCCACTTGCAAAGAATTGGATTCATGCTGGTGACTGAGATGTTTAATTTAATCAAACGACACGCAAGTAAACCTTCTGGTCGCATTGTTGAATTTTCAGATAAGTTTACTTTCTCGCGCGGTGTTGTTTTTTCTACGTTAGTAGGAAAAACAACTGGATAGTTATATGGATAGTTAGTGTGACTTTGCGTCACTACCTTTTTACCTTTAAAGTCACTACCTTTTTTATTAAGGTCATGACTTTGCGTCACTACCTTTTCATGTTTGTCAGTGTCAATTTCACTAAGTTTATCTTCAATAACTTTGGTAGGGAAAGTGGCTTTATATTCATTTCTTGCCCATTTTTGCCCCTTAAAACCATGCTTACTTTTTTCTATAAACCCAGCCTCTTCTGCAAGTTTTAGGTGAAGAATTACTACACGGTTACTCAAGCTGGTTTCTTCACACAGCAAATCGATAGACGGAAAGCACCCCTCGCCCACATCGTTCATATGGCAGCCGAGCGTGTGCAATACCAGCTTAGTTGTCGCTTGTAACGACGACTTAATCACTGCCCCACGCCATGTAAAATAATTAATATTACTCATCTAAAACCATCCAATTAAGGATGACAAACTGTCACCCTTACATAAACAACTGTTTACAAAGATAAAAACTTACTTAATCACCACTTATTACTACTTAAAACTAATAAAAAACCATGTTTAGGGTGACAAGTTGTCACCCTAAATTAATAATAAAATTACCAAAAACCCTAATTTTTCGCGGGAATTGCGCCGCCTAATTTCCGTTTTTTAGCCATTTTTAACTATGCGCATAGTTCTCAAAACGCATTAAGTGCGGTACAAACGTAGTACGCACCGTACCAATTGGGCCATTACGTTGCTTAGCTACGATAATTTCAGCAGTGCCTTTGTCTGCACTGTCTGGGTGATAAACCTCATCTCGATAGATGAAGAAAATATTGTCAGCATCTTGCTCAAGCCCACCGCTATCACGCAAATCGCTCATAATCGGGCGCTTATTAGGGCGCTGCTCAAGGCCACGGTTTAATTGAGATAGCAAGATAATGGGCAGGTGAAGCTCTTTAGCCAGTAGTTTTAGTGCGCGGGAAATGTCGCCGATCTCATTGCTTCTATTATCGCTACCAGACAATGCAATGAGCTGTACGTAGTCAATCACAACCAGGTGAAGCTCACCTTTAAGCTCACGATGCAAACGCCTTGCGCGGGCGCGTATGTCGTTTACGTTGAGCGTACTTTCTTCATCCAGATAAATGCCCTTATCATGAATGTCGTGGATTGCTTTAGTGATTAAAGACCATTCATCATCATTCACACGACCAACACTTACGCGCTGAGATGGCAAACGTGCCACACTGGAAAGTAAACGCATGCCCAATTGGTTGTTAATCATCTCAAGGCTAAACACAGCAGCATTTTTACCCTGCACCAATGCGCAGTTTTCAACGATATTAAGCGCCAATGATGTCTTACCCATGCTGGGACGTGCAGCAATGATATTTAACTCGCCTGGCTGCATTCCTGTGGTTTTTAGGTCTAAATCATCCAAACCTGTACGCAAACCGGTGACATCATCTTTGTTATCACGAGAGTACATTTCATCAATCTTATCCATCACGCCAACCATGACTTGCCCCACATGCTGCATGGTGTTATTAGACCGATTCAGTGTTTCATCAACAGTCATCCAGCGGCTTTGTGCAAAGTCCAGCAAGTCTTTAGCAGACATGCCATTACGTTTATTAATTTTTAGGGAAATTTCCGCGGAAATCGCGCCCATTTTGCGCATTAGAGAATAGTCACGCACCATCTCACCATAGCGCAGAACGTTGCTAGCGCTAGGCGTACTGTTAATGATGTTCAACATGTATTGCATACCACCAGCATCTTCTAGCAGCTCATGGCTATCAAGAAATTCCGCCACGGTAACAATATCTACAGGCTGCGATGCATGCAGCAACTTACTCATTGCGCGGAAAATCATGCGGTGCTCACGTGGGTAAAAGTCATGTTCATTCAGAACACCAACCAACCTATCAAAAGCGGTGTTATCAATGAAAATTCCACCTAGTACACTCTGCTCAGCACTTTCGCTATAGAGCGGCTCGTTATCTGTTTCTTGTGGCGAAACTGTTGCATTTTGCATCACTTATCAACCACCATTTCACGAATACGCGCAACAATTGCAGCAAATCTGGTTTGAACATCTACCGCCTCTCCCTCAATACGGGCAAGCTCTTTTGAAGTAACCTCCCCATCCGCCCATGCTTGCTGAAAAGCCTGGGTGAACTCACCCATTTCATTGATGATGTCCATAAACGAATCAAGCAACGATGCATCACCAGATTCAGGCATATCCGGTAAAGGGATCACAACATGATTAAGCGCAAATGCCATGGCTTTCAAAATCCTAGTATCACCAGTGATTGATTGCATTTTCACACTCTCATCTAGACGCAAATGGTGGGATTCAGCGTTAGGATCAACCTTCTTATTCAAAACATTAGGACTAACATCACCCATACGTTGAGCTAAGGCAGCTACTCCACCAGGGAAATCATGCGCGGTATGAAAAGCGGCATCTTGTACATTCGTTATCATAAAAATACTCCAAAAAATACGGCTAAATCTAGTTAAAAAAGCCGTATTTATTTATTTTAATCAAATACATAATTCAAAAACCAACACAACAAAGTAACGCTTAAATGAATCAACAACAGCTAACAAATAGTAAAAAAGATGCCTGCAACCATGGCGTGGCTGCAGGCATTAAGCTGGAGATAATAAAACCAGTTCTCTGGCATATCCGGCATACAACCGCACCGGCACGGCTAAAAAAGGTGGCGCTACCTTTAATGCTAGAATCAAAGCCCCCGCATATGACTACTAACAAACTTAATAAAGGCAGCACCATGACGGATAAAAACCAAGAAAACGCACTAACAGCTAGAGTCACCAGCCTAGAGACTGAAATAGACCTGCTAGGTAAGGCGCTTACAAAACTTACAGGGCAGCACCAGGCGTTATTGGAATGTGTAGTAATGGCCATCATGAAACCTGACCAGGTAAAAAGCGCGCCGACGCTTTCCGCAACAATGCTGTACGACAACGTAAGCGAGGCGATTGACGAGACAACAAGGCCTGATAGCTACATGAAAGCTGTGCGCGCAGAGATAAATGAATTTTTCGAGCGGGTAATGGAATACAAGCAGGCTGTGCAATGAGTTTTCGCTCAGAAACTGGAATGTATATGTCAGCGCTAGAAAAACGTCTACGCATACCAGCAACAATACTCTCGCTTAAGTGCATATTGTTATTCATGCTGCATGCCTTAAATGATCAGGCAACCCATCATCAGGGTGTGGGTAAAGTTCAGGACATATCTGATGCGGGGTCTTTTGCCAATTAACTACTTGGCAACATGGGATAACCCACTCAGGAGGAACGGCAAAGTCTCTATTAATCCAATTGTTAATATGACCCTGTTGAATTTTAGAGTCTGGTTTAATACTTTTAAGGAGGCGCACTAATGAAGTTTGCCCACCTGAAATTTCAATGATTTGTTTGAAAGCTTCCATATAGGAAATCATTGTAAAACAATTGTTTTATGAAAGTCAAACAATTGTTGTTTGTTTTATAAATACATTTGTTTTAAGGTATTGCTATGGCACTAGGTGAAAATTTAAAAAGAATTAGAGAAGCTCAAGGGCTTACTCAATATGAGCTATCTGAAAAAACAAATAACATTGTTTCTCAGGGGGCCATAAGTGCACTTGAGAAAAGAGATAGCGAAACATCAAGATTCTCAGCACAACTAGCCGAGGCTCTTGGCGTATCAATCAATGAGCTACTGGGCATTAACTATACAATTAATGAAGAGTCAGCAAACCTTATAGCAAATCAATCAGCTGGCAATTACAAAGTTGAATCTATACCCCTAGTAGACAACCCTGCTTATCCATCTATCAGAAGAGTTAACCTAAAATTATCAGCTGGGATTATAGGCTTTAGCATTGAGCACGATGTAGAAGACAAATCACCCATCGTGATGCAGCGCCAGTGGTTCACGTCAAGGGGCTATAACCCAGCAAAACTTTTAGCAACCGGCCTTAAAGGTGACAGTATGTCACCAGGTATGAATGATGGCGACACCATTGTGATCAATACAGAAGACACGACCCCAGTTGATGGCGTAGTGTTTGCCATCAACTATGAAGGCGAGCTACTAGTTAAGCGCATGGTAAGAGATACAGGCACATGGTGGCTATCCTCAGACAACCCAGATCAGCGCAAATACCCAAGAAAACAATGCACCGGTGACTTATGCTTGATTATCGGCAGAATCGTACATAAACAAAGTGAAGTGATTTAATCTGAAATAAAAGCACAGGGGAGTCTAATGGCTATATCAAAAAAAGTGACTGACAGAATATCGTTGATGGTAAAAAAATATCAATCTGTACTTAGCGAAGCAAAAGATAGAGACATTAGCGAATCAGATACGGTAGTCATTATCGGCGATATGCTTGCAGATATGTTTGGTTATAAGAAATATACAGAAATAACCACAGAGTTTGCTATTCGAGGCACCTATTGTGATCTAGCCGTAAAGGTTGATGCAAACGTTAGATTTCTTATTGAAGCCAAAGCTATTGGCGTTGCATTAAAAGACAATCACATTAAACAAGCTATTGATTATGGTGCAAACCATGGAATTGAATGGGTAGTTTTAACAAATGGCGTAATTTGGCAAGTCTATAAAATACACTTTAAGCAGCCTATTGATAAAGCACTAATATTTGAAATAGACATTCTACAAACAAGCCCAAAAAATCAACAAATGCTTGAGTGCTTTGGCAACCTAAGCCGCGAAGGATTCACTCAGTCATCAATGACTGCATTCTTTCAACAACAGCAAGCAACTAACAAATTCTCGTTAGCAGCCCTACTATCAACAGAACCTATTATTCTTGCCATCACTAAAGAGTTGAAAAAACTTGGTGCAGGAAAAACAGAACCTGATTTCATTAAAAACACCATCCAAAATGAAGTGCTTAAACGCGAACTGGTAGATAGCGATGAGGCAAAGGCTGCTGTGGATTTTTTAAAGAAAAGCGCCAAAGCAGCGGCTAAAGTAAAACCAAAACCAATATCAACAAATCCTCAGTAAATTAAGAAAGAATAAAATGACCGATCTAAATACGGGCTTAGGGGCTATCACTGTACTTTTCTTAGTCGTACTAGCGATACTATGGTTCTGCTTGCCATTCGCTATATTTGGCACAAAACCCTTAATTGAAGAGTCAATCAGGGAGCAAAAGGCGCTAAGAAAGGCCATTGAAGATTTGCATGCAACAATAAAAAACAAATCATAAAAATATTCAATCAAGGACAACAAGCATACTTGAAATATTTACTGATAACTTTACTAACGCTTACGTCACTTTCAGCACAGGCTGAATATAGACGCAGCTACAAAGCAAAGAACCAATTTAAACAAATGCACCCCTGCCCTGCTACTGGGCGCAGCAAAGGCTCATGCCCTGGCTACATAATAGATCACGTTAAGGCATTAGCATGCGGTGGCGCAGATCACCCAAGCAATATGCAATGGCAGACTAAGGCAGATGCTAAGGCTAAGGATAAGTGGGAGCGCAGGGGTTGTTAATTTAAAACAATACTAAAAATAAGAAAGTATATAAATGGAAATATTCTTAATTTGGGTCGGACTAACTGGGCTTGTAGTCTATTTTGCTCAACAAAAAGGCCTTAATAGCTTACTCTTATTTTTTGCATCGCTTATACTAAGCCCTGTTATAGGGGGGTTGATAGTTCTATTTAGTGATGATAAAAGCAGTGATATGGACATTAAATATGGAAGATCCAAAAAATGCCAATTTTGTGCAGAAGTAATTAATGCAGAAGCAATTAAATGCAAACACTGTGGTGAAACTCAACCGAATAAAAAGCCAGAAAATATGAATGAAGAAGAATTAAATGCCCTCATTAACAAGATAAAGGGAAAATGATTTGAATTTAAAACAGTATAAAAATTCATAAAACAATCCACAAAACCCGCCTCTGAGCGGGTTTTTTTACGCCTATTAATTTAGAAAAATTAATTTCACACCACAAAATAAAACAAATGTTGTTGACTTAAAGAAAACAATTGTTTTATTATATT